AATCCGGGCTATAGTAAGACTTCGTAGGGTGCCCGTTGTAAACTTCGTTTCCGTTTACCGTTACGACCAGCGTCAAACTTTCCGTCGAGGACACACCGCTTTCGGTCTTCTTGAAGCCGATTTTATATGTTCCGCTTCCAACTGCTGTCGAAGCGGCCTCCAATACGGCAGTAACGTTTGCATATACCGATAGCAAAGATTTATATACTCTGCTGCCAACATTGTCCGAAGACAGCTCCCAGGTGTCATATGTCTGTTGGTGCGTGTTCGACACGAGAGCCGGATTCATACGGTGAGGCGTGGCAAGGGCCTCTTTGGCTATCCATGTGATAGGGACTCGCCGCCGTCCGGTGGACACATAATCCGCTTGGAAAGCGTGGATGTACATATGGACCTTGCCCTCTGTGCCAAGGTCCAATTCCTTATACATGCCAAGGGCATATTTGCTCTTATAGCTCCCGTCCTTGCAGGCGGCAAGGATCTGATCCCATGAGTCGGTGATCTCCTCATCCTTGAAGAACTGTGCCTGCGCCTCCTCATTCTCCACAATGACATTGCCGGACGGGGACCAACCGACAAACGCCTCCGCCGGGTCCGTGCTCGTGGGCGTTTCCTCTGAATAGGTGGCGCTGCCCCTGTACACGATGGAGGAAATGGTTTGCAGCAGCGTCCCCTTGTTATAGAACAACACCGAGTAATACCGTGTTGCCTCCGTATACGCCGCATAGACCTCACGGGCAGCAACGATATCGAGCAAGGCGTTTGGATCGGCAACCGTGGCCCCCTCCGTGAGAGCCCAGCCAGCGAACGAATAAACGACTGTTGCCGTGGCCTCCCGCTCCGGGATGATCTCCGGCGCCTCCGCGTCATCCCCGGACAAGACCCATTGCCGATCAATGAGCTCATTGTCGTTGTATATGGAGACCTCAAACTGATCCGTGCTGCCCTCATTGTTGACATACTGCTCAAGGGCTCTCACGCGCGCCATTATTTCACTCATCCAAGCGCCTACATCGACGCCGGCGAACAGCAGCTTTTCAACGATGAGCGCCCATGTGGGTGAAATCTCAACCGCGTTCTCCGTATCGGCCACGCGCCCAAAGGCAACGCCCTTGCCGCCATAGAGCCAGTCCATAATGACGCCCGCGGTGGACAGGCGCAGCGTCTTTGTGACCTCTGAGAGATCGTCTGTCAGCGTAAAAACAATGTCATAGGCCGATTCCGTGTCAGCTTCCACAATGAGGATTCCGGCCTGCCCGTAGGAGGTCAGTGCGATATTCGCGGTTCCCTCCGGGTGCTCTATGGTCAAGTTTTTGCTGTTTTGATTGGCAATCGGGACGATGGAGACGGACCACTCTATTTTACAGTGATCCCCGTTGTCATTGGCGGTGCCGTCGGCGTTGCAGCGGTGAATGGAAACGTCCGGGAAAGACGGAACAGCATAGTCAATGATCTGCGCGTTGATCTCTTGGCTCGCAAGGGCCGCAGAATTGATACCGAAAACCTTGATCCCCGTTGTGCCGCTGCTCCCGCTCCCCGGGATCTGTTGCTCGATCTCAATTGTCTGGGGGACCGTCCCCTTGTAATAGCGGGAATACCCGGTCCCATACCCTTGATTGTACCCGGTGTTTGCGCCGATAAAGGGCCGGTAAGCGACCGTCACGGACGCCCCATAGCGCGGCGCGATCACCGCCCGGCAAACAACCGTTGCCTCCGTGTTGCGCAGCAAATACCCGTAATCGGTATACAGGCCGGACGGGTCTACGATCTCCACGGTGGCGGAGAACATGGTTTCCGGGCTTTCGGCAAGGAATTCCAGAGAGCCGCTTATGACGGTTTTCCCGACAACGATGATATATTCAGGGTCCCCCGGATCGATCACTTTCATCGTGAGCGTCATGTTGTATGTGGCGTCTGCATAATTGGCTGTATTCTGCGGATACCAATAGATGTGGCTTGTCGCCTCCCCGGTGTTGATGTACGGGTAATCCGCTGTGCGGACCGCATCATTGAGGCCGCCAAGGATATAGCCCCCGCCGATTGCCGAAACGGCGATCTCTGAGATATAGATCGCGGCAATACTCGCCGCAAAATCGTTCACGTCGTTTCCGTACACATGGGCCGGGGGCGTGATCGGGACATAGGCGGGGGCAAAGCTCCCGAATTCTTGTTTGCTTGCGGCAAAGTACAGATCGTTCCAGTTCCCGGAATAGTAGTAATAGGACGGGGTAAGCCTCACCTTATACGCGCAGCCGGTGAACGGGAGTGCAATAGACTTGGATACGTAGTACGCATACTGAAAAATCAACCGCCCATGCTTGTTTGAATTCGCCCTTGCGTAATAGTCGAATCCATACGGACCCCGGACAAACCAATCATTGACCGCCGTTGCATAGTCAGTAACCGCAACGGTGGCGAAATCGTCTGTGGAGATCTCTATTTTTACCCGGAAATGATAATTGTTCCAGTTCGCCTCCTCTCCATCATTCGGGGCAAAATAGCTGCTTACATGCAAGACCGGATCGGGGGTAGCGCTGTTGTCGGTGTAACTCAAGTAAAGCACTTCATACCATTTTAGGCTTTGATTTGCGACAGTGAGCGTTTTTCCCTCCGGCTCAATGACATTCCCCTCGGAATCAAGAGGCCTGCGGTAATCATCGGAAAAATAGATCTGTGCCATACTCATTCACCTACCCAAAGCAAGCTCATATTGCCGCTTGTCCGCGGCTGAAAGATGAAATCCCCCATCTGGACGGAGCCGCCCAGCGGGACGCGGAATTTATTGGGGGAGACCATTTCGTTTTGGTCTACATGGAAAGTTTCGTCCTCGTTCATAAAAAGTCCCTGCCCCTCATTGCTTTGCCGGAGCGTGGATGCACTCCCGGACTTGCCAAGGGTCAGTATTCCGTCCTTGTACCGGAGATAGGATTGCTGCTCCTCATAGCGGTCATCCCCCACGGCCTCCACGCGGTTGAGCTCGACGGTGATCTCATCCTTTGTCTGGATGATCGCGCTCTCGATCCGCTCCGTGACCTGATTGACGCCATCCTTGGTGGCGTATTCCTCGCCCACGCGCTGCATGATAGAGGTCTCTGTCTGCTCAATGGCGCTGTATGTCCGGCGCTCAAGGTCCGCCGTGGCGGAGAGCGCCTTTTTGAGGGACTTCGCCGCGGCGCTGTCAACCGTGTATTCGTGATCGATCTCCGCATCAAATGGCGCGGAAATATCCGCCCGTGGGTGCATCCCCAAATTCCACTTGAGGCACATGACTTGACAGATCCCGCCCGGTATGCCGATGAGGTCCCCCGGTTCCGCCGCCGGGTCAAGGACCGCTTTCTCCGCCTCAAAGGGCCGGTAGACATATCCCGTGACCTTGGACAGGCACAGGGCGGCAAGGCCGTGAGAGTCAGAGAAATTGCACACGCCCGACAGCTTATAGCCTGAATCGGTCCCGGCCTCCGCCATTGTACCCGCCTCCGTTTCCAGACAGACGGCGGAGATGGGGTCCAGCGGCGGGGAGGACTTGAGCTTTTTGCAGTTCATCCCCACGGGGATATAGTCGGCGGAGAGTTCTGAGAGGTCTCCGGTGCCGACAACGGCGACTCCGACAAGGGCAATGCCCGCAATGGCGCATTCCTCCTCAATGCCGCTGTCCACGAACGGGACAAGGCGCAGCTTCCGTTCCGGGGTAATGATGAGGTTTCCACCGTGGGCGGCTGCTATATCCTGCCAACGCTCCCGCGCCGTGCTGGTAGTGTCAAGGCCCCAACAGGCAACCGTGTCATCAAGGACCGTCCGGGAATCAAGCTCAATGCCCGTGGCCTCCACAAGCAGGGCGCCCATGGCCTGAGACGTGATAGGCCAGACCGCGGGGAGATCCGCGTCCGGGATCTTGTCGGACCACGACGTTTCCAGCTTGTGCATATCGTCAAAGGCGACAATGGCAAGGTCCCCGTTCTCCGTCTTGCTGCGCTGATCGGTGTTGAACGTCCCCATGGTCAGCCATTCGGAGTGCTCTGTTTCGTCGGCGCTACATATGCGGAGATCTACGGTGAACTCCGCGCCGCGGGGCCAGTTTGCGGAGTTTTCCCGCAAGGTCAGATCACATTCGGCGGTGTATGCCTGCCCGATCTTGGGCCCGGACCCATCAAAAAGGGCGGGGTAGATCTTCGCGGACTTGAGCCGGGTGTTGCCGTATGTGTTTTGTCCACAGGTGATGCGCAGCTCATAAAAAGATCCGGATGCTGCCCGGAGCGTTTTATACAGTTGACTTGTTGCCCTCATTTCCTCACCCGCTTATTTTTCGATCAAGGGGAAAGACAAATCTCCATAGATCTTTGTTCCGTCGGTATACTCCTCAAGCAGCGTTGACGCCGCGGCATTGGAATACATCCGCTTTGTTACAGTGCCGTATATCCACGGGATCGTGTCCGTAACGATGGTTACGAACTCCGGCAAGATATGGCTGTATAGCTGGTATGCCTGATCCTTGGTCATCCAGACACAAGAGATCTGTCCCTCCGCCTTGTAGCACAAAAGATCCCGCTCCATGTCCGCGCTGAGAACACGTCCGGCGTCCGGGCCGTCAATGCCGTTTGGCGTCCAGTCTATGCCGTTTTCCGCAATGAACGGGACAATATCGAATCCGTCTATCGTGAAAATCATCGTGTTCCGCGACTCCTTTCAAAGCGGTTGAAATAGGGCTCAACGACCTCCGCCAGCTCCCGCCCGTCTGCGACAAGCTTTGTGACGTGCTGCCCGCCGGACCCGCCCAGCACGGAGGCAAAAGCGGCGGCGAGGCGCTTCATGTCCTCATCCGTGAACAGGCTTTCCCGGTCCACGGCCCGCGGGGGAACGACCTGCCCGGACGCAAACGCCGGGAGCGGTCTGCCCGTGATATAGTCCGCGTACCGGTTGCCCGCCATGCGCTCCATAAGGGAATCCGCAAGGCCGTTGATCCATTCGGTATTGCGCTCAAGAGGTACAACCGCCTCCTTGCCCTGTTCGCCCACGCCGATGAGGGATGCCGTGTCAAAGACGCCGCCTTTTCCATACCACTGAACAGAGAGATTCGGGATGGAAAACAGGCCGCCCACGTCTTGCCATGTCCACGAAAAGTGCGGCATTTTTGGTTTCGGGAACGACCAGGAGAAATTGAGCAGGCCCTTGATCTGAGAGATCTTTGTTGAAATCGTGCTCTTGATGTTCTCCCACTTGGTTTTGATCCCGGTCCACATGTCATCGAATTTCTGAATTACCGTGTTCTTGGCCTGTGTAAAGCCGGACGAAAGATCGGAGCGGATGGAGCTGATCTTTGTCGAAATCCCCGTGCGGATCTCCGCCCACTTCTGCGTGATCTTCTGCTTGAGCTCCGTCGTTTTCTGGACCACGTTCTCCCAAGTGGAGGAGATCTTTTCGCGTATGTCGGAAAACCGCTTTTCCACAGAATCACGGAGGTTGGCGAGCGATTCCTTGAACCGCTCCCAGCTCTGTTTTACGCGGTCGATGGCGCCGTCAATCTTGGGCTGCACATTGGCATTCCACCACGCTTTGATCTGATCCCAATACTTATAGCAGGCGAGGGCCACGGCGGCGATCACAGCAATGAGCAACGGAATCCAAGAGCCTGTGAGCAGAGACAGGCCGACACCCAGCGCAAGGACCGCCGTTGTGAGGAGCGTGAACGTCTGAGTGGAGAGCTTCCCGGTCTTGATCCAATCCTTGAGCCCGATGACAAGCATTGCCACGCCTGCAACGATCAAGCCGATTGCCGCGCCGGTGGTGCCAAAGGCCAGACCGAGGCCCACCACAGCGAGGGCCGCGCCCTCGATCATGCCCGTGAGGTTGTCCCAATTCACGCCGTTTTCCCAGGCATCGAACCCCTCTTTGATAAAAATGATCGTTCCGAGGATCGTCATAAGAATACCGAGCACGGTTGTAAACGAAACGCCAAGCAGAGAGGAGATTTTCCACGCAAGCAGGGTGGCGGTGACAAGCCCGGCAATAATCAGCACTTCCCGCAAATGCTCTTTCACTTTTTCCAAGAACTCAACAGTTTTCGGGTTGACCGCAACATCCTCATACTGCTGCTTTGCGCCTGCCCCGGCCCCTCCGCCGCTGTTGGAGTCGTTGTCGTTGAGCTTGTTGATCTTGTCGAATCCCATGAGCTGCTTTTGAGCGTCCTTTGCCGCGGCGCCAGCGCCAGCATAGGAATCCGCAAGGGCCTCATTGCCCGCTACGGCCCGTTTATAGGTGCTCTTTCCGCCAAGCACGGCAAAAAACATGGCGACCGCGTTTGCGGCTGCTGTGAGCCATGAAATGAGCTTTTGGAGCATAGGGGTAACTGCATTCAGGATAGGCGCGAAAGCCGCTCCCCAGCTCACCTTGAGCGTGGAGAGCGCGGATTTGAGGCTGTTGATATTCTTCTTTGTCTCCTCATCCTGTTCGGCAAAGGCTTTGACGCCCTCAATGACCGTGCTGCGCAGGCGCCGCATGAGGATGAACGCTGACCGAATCCCAAAGCCCCATCTGAGGATGCTCTTGACGCCTTGACGCATGGAGCGGGTCACGGCATCCGTGGCGGCCCGGAGCTGCGGCAAGATGTTTGAGCTCTGATTTGCAAGGGTCCGCTCAACGGCCCCGGCCTCATCCCTCTGCTGTTGGAGCTGCGCCGTCTGCTGTTCCAGTGTAGCCCTAATCCTCTCCTCTTGGCCCTCAAGGTTGGAGACGGTGGCCTGCTGCTGCTGCAAAAGCTTTTCCTGCTCCGCGAGCTCATAGGTCAATTCGCCCTGCGCCTGTTTCCGGGCAAGGAATTCCTCAATGTCAACGTCCCCGGTCTTACCGGAGAGGACGCTTTCGTTTTCCACAATCTGTTCCCGGATCTCTTGGATCTCCGCGGCTGTCTTTTGGGCGGCGGCGCGCGCCTCCTCAAGCTGCTGGACAATGGCGTTGTGCTTCCCGGTGTTGGAGTCCATTGCCTTTGCCGTCTTTTCCATTTCACGCCGGAGCTGAGAGAGTTTCTTTTGAGCGTCCTTATCGTCTGCATCCACACGGAACACAATAGATCCGTCTGCTGCCATGGTTTAACCCCCTTTCCCCCAATTCTCAAGGAGCTTGTTTTCTTCGTCGGTGTACCTTGTGCGGAGATTGACAATATCCGCGTTGCGCCTGAGCCAATCCTTTTCCCATTTCTCAAGCTTCTTTCGGCGGGCCTTTTTGTCCCGGATGGATAGGATCTGAGAGTAAAGGCAATCCCCGCCGATCTCCATATATGCGGCAAGGAACGTCCACCAATGGACGCCCCCTGTGTTGGTTTCTGGATCATATTCAACGGCCCGGCTCTCAAAGCCAAGCACGCGGTTGACCGGAGCAATGATGTACTCAAAATCCTGCTCAAAATCGGTCAGCTTTGGGTGCTTCTTTTGGGGCCTGTCCGTGCCCGCGTCCATGAACGAAAAGCAACGGTCCACAGCCTCCCGGCGCTCAAACGGGTATACGGGTTCAAGATAGAACATTTCCAAAAGCTCCGCGGTCTTTTCTGTCCCGTCAAGTTCCGGGTCTTGGAGCATGGACATGATCTCAAGGATCACGCGGAAATCATATCGGATCGGGACCTCTTTGCCCCGAATGGTAACTGTTTTCGGTAGATCGTATTTCATAGCATAAAAAAGCGGGGCGCACGTGGGGCGCCCCTTTGTCACTTGGCACGTTTGCTGTATTTTGCGCTGTACTTCGCAACCCGCGGACTCGTTTTCTTTTTCTCCTCTGCAAATTCGCCGTCAAAGGTGTCGATGACCGCCATGAGCAAATTCGCCCACACGGGGAGGCCGTCCGCCAGCGCCGATATATTCATGTCCCCGAAAATGGCCGCGCATACATCGTCCCCGAATATGCCGTTGATGATCTCCCGCGCCTCCGAATCGTGCGCAGACGCAAGCTCAAAAACCTGCTCATTGTCCTCAAGGGCGTTTAGGGCGGCAAGGTACTGATTTTCTTTCTCATCCAGCGCCTTGACGCCATCGAACACCCGGTTGATGAAAGCGGAATCCGTGGGGTTGAAAAAGACGGTGACGTTGCCGTTCAGGCTGAATTCCTGCACGCCAGATGCAAAGCTGATCGTTTTCGCCATGTGAAAAGCTCCCTTCTATTTTGTATGCTGGGCCCAGCTCAAGACGCCGGAGTAAACGATACCACGCCAGTGGAGGCATCCTTTGCGGCGGTGCCGACAGCACGCGTCCCGCCGAATGTGACGGTGGTGGAAATGTGCAGATCTCCGCCGCCCTCGCCGCCGATCTCACCCACTTCGATCATGCTCGACGGGTATCGCTCCGCAAAGGGAGTTGCCGCCGTGCCCGCGTAAAAGTGGACCACAAGAACGTCCTGTGCGGCAAGCGCATGAGCATCCTGATCCTTGACGGCAAGATTCCAGATCCTCACCGCCGCGGCGTCGTCGCCGTCCAGATCCCACGGGTCAAATTCCTGAGAAACGATAGGCTTCTTGAGCTTGCCAAAGACGTTGCCGATAATATCACGGATCGTTTCCGAATCCCAATCATATTCGGCGCTGCTGTCCTCAACACGCTTGCCAAAGGGGGACCACACGGGCGCAAGCGCCGTGCCTGTGTTGAGGTAGGCAATCATAAGTTCGCGGGCAATGGTCTCTCCCGCGTTGCTGTTGAAAGTCACATCAGACATGTTAAATCACCTCGTAAAAGATTGTCATTTGGATCGCATGATCCTCCGCCCCGTTGTCATAGGACGTGATATGCGCCGCGCCGGTGGTACGGTTGATCTTCCAGCGGTTGACGCCTGCGGGCGGGGCCGGGATGTTGTTCTCCATCCATTCCCCGATGGTGTTCAAGAGCTCATCCGCGGTAATCCGCTCATCCGCATTGGAGGCAATGAGACGATAGACAAGCTCAAACTGATACTGCGCAAGATACCCGCCGTTGATGTATTTCCTGACCTTGAAAGCACTTTGAATGGTGCCGACGGCAAGGCCGCTGTTCTTGCCAAGAAAGCCGTAGTCTACACGGCAGGGCTTGCTTTCGTAGCTGTTGAGCCAAGCCACAACGGCCCGCTCAATGTCTGCGTTTTGGGTGACGCTCACAAGCTCCCGTATACGTTCAGCCATCGGTGTATATCTTCGCCCCCATTCTCTCCCAACGCTTCATGTTCTGCGCTCTTGAGTGATCCATCCAGTGATCCGTGGCCTTGGCGTGGACCGACGTGTTGAATTTGAGATTGCGGTTGGTAGGCATGAGGATCGCACCGCGGGGCCATCTGTACCCCACTTCCGGGATGTGCATAGGGCCCTTGCCGGTCACGGAGTTGACCATGACCTTTCCCTCATGGAGATAGCGTCCATACGGGCCCGGATAGATGATCTTGTTCCCTATGGTGTGGGACCGCTGCGCAAAGCTCTTTGTCAGGGCGGGGACAAACTTATCCGTGTCCTTGTGGATCTGGATTGTAAGCGCCCGTTCAAGCTTCATGGCGCGGCCCGACAAGAGGGCCGGATCGATATTCCGCTCAAGGGTGACATGGATCATCTTCCGCCCACCTGCCAATGCTGCATCCGCCTCCGCCCGAAATCCCGGAGATCCACGGTAGAGACGTGATACACAAAATCATATTTCCTCACGGCTTCGGCATAAGAAAGCGCCTCCTCATCGATCACGCCCTTGACGAAAAAGCAATCCGCTCCGCTGCTCTCGCCGCCGTCAAAAATGGTCCAGTGATCATATTTATCTTGCAGCGCAGCATAAGCCTTGGGCGTGAGATAAGTCTTGATATGCTCTGTTTTCCCGGCGATTGCGTACCCTGCCACGGCTTGCCCCGCAATCGCAAGGCCGGTTTCCGCTTTCGCCGGGACGTATGCCTTGACGGAAAAGGGAATGAACAGGGTTGCCCTGTCCGCGTCCGCAAGGCCGCTTTTGTTGATGTTGGACCGCTGATTAAGGTCCAGAAAAACGCCGTCAAGGATGACGGAATTATAATTCATTCCGTCATCCGTTTCGTCAGCCATTATTAGCGTAACTATATGAGGCGTGTACATTCTTCACCCCCCTATACAAGAGGCCCGTTGTGGCGAGATAGGCCGTGACGGCCTTGCGCATGACAGCCTCAAGGGAATCGGCCTGTGCCAAGCCGGAGCGGTAGGTCACGGAATGGGAGCCTACACTTTCGGAGGAGATTTCGCCGTCCTCTGAGGCCGCGTTTGCGCGGGCAATACCGATCATGTAATACTGCTCCGCGGCGGCGCA